CCATAGACAATGCATCTGCTTCAATATTAGCGGCTAGAACGCTCATTGCAGGCTCTAGAACACGTTTAGAGAAGTCATCCAAGCTTAATGTAAGCTCTGTTGAACTGAACTGTAAATCCACGCCTTTTTGTGTTGCCACTTGCAGGGTTGTTGATGTTTCACTAGTTGCCTGTGCTGACAATGTAGCACCTGAACGAACTGTATATTCGTTTGGCAAACGTACTTTCAGTGAATCACCAATTTTTGCGCCTTCTTTAGCAAATGAATCATCATATTGACGATTGATAGAGCCTACGAAGTTCAGTTTTTGGTGAAGAATACGCAGCGCCTCACGGGTCACTGCGGTAGGGGTTAAAACACTATTGCTGGTTGGACTAGCCATTTTCTTATTCCTTTAAAAGCGCCTCACGGCGTTAATTAATTTATTTACGTGTTTGTTTGTTGCGCCATTTAACCCAGTCATCTACGCTCATATTGTCGGGGTCTGTATGAGCACTGCTAGAGCCTGTTTTAATCGTTTTAACTGGCTTTGCTTCCGTCACAGTTGGTTTGCTGGCTTTAGCCTTGTTCAAGGCTTCCAGTCCAATCTTGGCGTAGTAAAGTGTCTTTACGATGCGCGGGTCAATGACAGTGCTTAACTCTGAATCGTTGAAGCCAATTTGCTGGCCTACGCTTCTAAGAGCATTTGCAGTGTCTGGTGACCAGTTGGGGATTTCTTTCGAAAGAACTTCACGGCCTCGTTCAGCCATCTGCATTGCTGCTTTTGCCTGTTCTGCCTGTGATTGCTGTTCTTGCGTGTAAATGTAATTAGCTAACTGCGCGCGCTGGTCTTTTGCCTGGTTGTACTCGAAAAAGGCTTTTTGAGCTTCTACTGGGTCTTGGTCACTCCATGCCTGCCAGTTGACTGAACCGTATTGCTCTAACTTCCCATCAAGTGCCGATAGATTTGCGTATGCCTGCAAGTTTGCTTGTTGACGCTGATATGATTGTGCAGCTAGTTGTCTTTCCTGCTCAAAGGCAGCGCGTTCGCTTTCAATCTCTTGTCGTGTCTTGGCTACTTCCTGCGTCTTTTGTGTGTAGTCAAGGTGTCGTAATAGAGCATCTTTCAATTCAGGGGGGACACGGTACTGCTTCCCTTCGTACTCGACTTCTACCTCTTCAGGTTCTGCGTCCTGATTCTCGTCATCTACGTTTTCAGATACTTGCTCATCAGTAGGTTGCTCGTTAGAGTCTACTGTTTCTTGCGTTTCGACTTCCTCAACGGATTGGTCGATGATTTCTTCTGACATTTGCATGTCCTTTCGGTCATTACCAAGGGGAGCCACCCCCTAGCCCTGCGCTTCACAGCGTTAGGTATAAAAAAAGCCCACTTATAGTGAGCTACATGGCTAATGTTCGGTTAAAGTTGTTTCCAGTTATGCACGACCACAAACACATACAGCACCACCAGAGTGATAAGCACTGGCAATCCCGCAAAGCCTGCAAAGTAGCCAAATACTGTAGTAATGATAGCTTTCAGTACAAGATAGCCATCAACGCTGATAACGTTCATTATCTTGCGTGCTAGACGGTTTACTTCTGTGCCACCGTTAGCAAGTATCGTGCGTGTTGTGTATAAGTCACCAAGCTGCAATAAACCTAGTAATACGGTCAATGCAATCACAATAGTCTGCTCGCTCATGCCCAAGTCCTATACGGTGTCTGTGGGTCAGGTGCTACGTTATAGGCATCAAACTGTGTTGTATCTGGACCACGCAGGTTTACATGCCAGCCAGTTAATGGCGTACCGTTCTTGTAAATAGTGCCTACTACGTCAATGGAATAGTCGGTTAAGTCAGCAATAACCTTGTTAGCCTCTGCTTCATCAGCGAATTTCAGGTAGAAGTCTGTCATGCTGTTAATCCTTTGATAGTTGCATCACTAAGGCGTGTTGAATAGCATGCAACAGACTTAACATGACCATTCAAGTATTCACCTGCTTGACTTGTACCGATACGCATCCTGTCAGCAATGATGGTGCTTGCTGATGTATCAGTGCCTACTATGCCGCCATTGATTACAGACGCATAATCATTCACCTTGAAGCCATAGCCAGCTTTGTTCATTGTGTTGGCTGTTATCGTGCCTAAATCAAGCGCAACCTGCTCTGTTCCTGTCCATTTCTGACGGAAGAATGGGTCTGCTGTTTCAGTGCGAAGCTGTAGGTAATTATTAGCCGTGTTGTCATCAATAGATAATGCATTACGGTTGCCAGATGCTGGACTATCAAATGTGGCTGTAACACTTGCTTCATTTGTGCCAAACCAGCTATAGAAGTTGCTACCATTCACCGTTGCCACATCAGCCGTTCTAGTTGCTTGGCTTGCCCCTGTAGGGATATAACTAGTAGCAAATGAACCTGCTTCCAGTTGAGCGTATTGCACCGTACCTGTAACAGTCAGCGTTAAAGTTCCTGCTGTTGGAGTGAATGTCAGTGTCTTGCGTGTAGGATATGCGCCAGTACCTGTCACCGTTGCTGATGCTGTACCTGACAATACAATCTGTCCTGTGCCATAGAATGACAATGTGTAGGCTTGTGCTGTTACTGTGACGTTTTGTGTAGCTAGGTTAGCACCGTCAATAGTCGAGTTCAGTACAAGATTTGCGCGCTGTTCTTCAATCAACAACCCTTTAGGCTGCAAGGTAACAGGGTCATAGTCAAATCTAGCACCGTAATACGCAGATGCAGATGGTGCAGCGGCAGCATTTAACACGTATGTGTCTAGTGAGGCTGAATCGGATAGTTGAGCACCGAAGATGTAGATGCCTGATGTGCCATCGCCTGTATATGAAATATTACCCGTATCATCACATAAATATAAACCTACTGCATCAGAACCACTTGCAGTAGCGGTTACTGTAATACCTACTCTATACCATCCATTACCAACTGAGGATATAGAAGGATTTGTCCAACCTGAAGCTAAACTACCAGAATATGTTCCTGTAGCTAAATCAAATACAAGAGCTGTAGGTGGTGTTGGTAGAGCCGCCGCCGCACCTCGTCTAAGTTGGAATTTAGTTCTTCCTGCTGATTTTATATAGTATGTTTGTGTATATACTGAATTAATTGTTAAATTAATATTTTCAGATAAAGAATGATTACCATTTGCAGTTGTTTCAACTAACTTCTCAGCACAGACCACACCATTATGGTTAGCGTAATAGATAGGTAATGCTGCGGCATCAGTCCTGCGGTAATTGCCTGCTACTGAACCTTGTACGAGTTGAGCTTCTGCTACAGTTATAGATGTTGCGTTATCCGTTACTAACCTAATAATCTCAGCTCTTACTGTACTTGAAGCAGTTGCGTTAAAAGTTTTAGTGATTGAATATCTAGTAGGTGTTGCTGTAAGTGTTATTTGAGTACGTGAAACATCGTCAACCGTATTAGATAGTCCTAAACTTATAGTTCCAGAGCCAGATAATTTGATACTAAATGTAAATGTGGTTGATGTAGCAGTAATTGATTTTTCTTGCTTAATAGAATCATTTGAACCTGCATATGTAATTGTTGGTGCAGATGCTTTACTTGCAGTACCTGTCACAACCCATGCAGCATTACTAAAATCTTGACTGTAAATAAGTTGATTGGTCTGCACAAAGCTATTGGATTTGGTCCATGCGGCGTTGTCGAATAATTCAGAGAAACCTAGAAGGTTTCGCACTGTGGTGGAGTTGTAGGTGGTAGCTGTTGTGCCGATTTCTAGTTGAGCGCCATATGCATATACTTCATCACCGTTAGTCGCAATCCTGATGCCTGGTGTTCTTGTGCCAGCAGTAGGCACGATGGCTGTTTCATAGCGCACCCATGATGATGTAATTGCTTTAGTTACATACGTTGAACCATCAGCAGTAATATCAATATTACCAGTGCCTGTCTTACGTCTTAACCAAACACTGAACACATAAGACTGTGAAATTGCAGTATATGAGTGCAATGTAGTTGAATTAGCACCGCCTGCGGTCAATGTATCGGCAGTAGTATTGCCATCAGGTGCAGCAAGTGAATTAGAAGTAACTATTGTGGTGGTCTTAGTCCATGCACTATTGTCGAATTGCTCTGACGCAGAAAGTAAATTGTGCGGCGCATAAGCAATCGCCCCTGCGCTATTGGTAATAGTAGCGTTAGAGGTGCGTGAAAAGTCAACGCGGCGGTCTAATACACCTGATGTCAGCAATAACTGGAATTTAGGATAGTTGCTTAATGCGCTACTTCCAGTCACGCCTAATCCGTTCACAAAATTGCGAACACCTAAAGCAATGGCTTTCATTATGAATAGTAGCTTACGTTGAGTTTGGCTGACGCTGATGTTTCAATAAACTTGATGCCGTTCAAGTTGCCATCATAAATCAGCACATCAGGGCTAACGTTTAGTACCATGCCTACAGATGCAGTAGGATTCGTGCCATCATCACGCCAGCGTACAGATTGTGCTTCTGCCTGGATAATTGCATAGGTCGCTGTAGCAGGAACGGTCAAGCCTGTAGCAGATGATAATGATGTGATTTGCTGATAGCCTAAACAGCTAGATGTATTCTTGAGTGACATTTTCTTGTCCTTGTGTATTGATTAAACTACGCACGCCTTCAATCTCTGATTTGAGCATGTCAAAGTAGGCTTTGAATTGCTGTTCGTCTGCGGATGACTGTGCGCTCATGGAAGCAATCTGCAATTTGGTTGCATTGTCCATTTCAGCTTTCTTCAGGTCTGCTTCAATCTTCGCCATTGAGGCTTGTGCATCGGATTGAATCTTTGCGAACTCTGCCTGCTTGTCAGCTTTCATCTGCTCATTTTCAGACTTCATGCTTTGGTATTCCTGCATACCTTGCTGTAACTGCTGCTTGACCTGCTCTAACTGGTTCTGCAAGTCAGCAACAATGCCTTGAGCTTCAGGTGGAATAGGATTGTTTTCACGTTCCATGTCCTGAATCGGTTTAGGCAGCATGGCTTTCAGTCGTGCGCTAATCTTGTCAGCATCTGGGAAGTCCATCAGCTTGACCATGATGTCGCCTAAAATAGGTGCGGCAGGTGGATAGCTTCGGATAATCTCGGTAATGGCCTGTACAGCTTCTTCTCTGCGAGTTGTGAAGTTAGGGCCACTCTCTACTGTCACGTCATATTTACCCAGTGTCAGGTCGTATAGCTTCTCTACACCGCTTTCATCTTGAAAAGGCTTGTTTACCTGTACGTTCTTAGGCTCTTTGTCTTCACCAATGATGCGTAATACACGGGGCTTGTCGTACACTTTAGGTATCAGGTCAACCAGAATGCGGCCTGCATGACGGATAGCACGGCTCATGTTGTCAATGAAATGAAAGGTTGAAACATCACCTTCACGTTGACGCGCCATAATTGCTTTGCCACTGGTTTCATTGCTTCTAGCACCCAGTGAGGCATCGAATATACCCATGATGGACTTCATGTCATCAGATGCGTTTAAAGCCTCCTGCAATGCGCCTGCTGGTGCGCCTGCGAATGGTTGACGCTGTGGTGGTATATCACCGTCATACTCGATGAACGCATGAGATTTGGTGTTAGCTGTGTTCCATTTGGTGATGTCTGTATCGAATGCGCCTACAGGGCCAATAAACGGGGTTTTAGGCGTTAATGCTACCAGTTCGGTACTTGTGGTTCGCCAGTAGTTAAACATGCGCTGTGAGTCTTTAGCGTCACGAATAAGGCTCTTGTAGTAGCGTTTACCATCTACGTTAATTTCATCGCCGTACACAGGGATAATCGGGATGTAAGTACCAGCCCATTCAATCGATTCCAGAGGTTTATCACAGCCGCCAGCAATCCAGTGCTGTGTCACTTGCCATGACTTGGTATCGCGCTCACGCTGAACGGTAATACCTGCTGCATCAAAGATTTCTTTATTGTCCAGATACTCTTCAATACCTAGAATCTGACCGTTGTTCAGCAGGATAATCTTCTTGGTGACTTCCTCGCGTGTCCAGTATTCAGCTACACGAACCTTATCTTCCTGCACCCATAGTGTGTCACGGTCACCAATCGCCATGCCTGTGAAGTCTGTCTTTTCAGCATCAGGCCATCTGCGCTCAAACTCGTCTTCATCCATCCATTCGGTAACGAAGCAATATTTCCAGTCAGAGCCATCGCCTTCAGTAGCGTCAATGTCACCGTATACAGTAAAAGGGTTCACAATGCGGTTAATCATGATGTCCATGTCGAACGTGTCATCATGTGCGTAATCAGTCGTTACACGGAAATAACCGATGCCGCAGGTCACAGCAAAGTCAATGGCTGTGTCATAAGCAATGTCAGCGTTAGAACTAACTTCAATATTGCGGATGATGCCGTTCAGCAGGTCAGCCACTTTAGGGTCAGCGTTTGAATCTACTGGGTGACACTTGATGCTTGGCTTGTTCTGGCGTGAATCATTCACTACCTGGCGAATGAAGCTAGGCATGCGGTTAATGGTCAGGCATGGTCTGCCTTCAAGTTCACGCTGTCTGCGGATGTCAAAAGGCCATTGCTCACCCAATCGTGCAAAGCGCAGGTCATCCAGTGCATCCGTCCTATTGGTTGCTTCGTAGTCTGTTACACGTTTGAAACGCTCGAGCGCATCTTCAACGATGTCAGCCTTGCTGTCTTCTTTCTCTTCTGCCATTGTTTACGCCCATTAAAAAAGCCCACCGAAGTGAGCTTGTTGTGTTTTATCCTAGCCAGCCGCTTTCGACTGGAATCCTGTGTTCTTTTCGTTCTTTATGCTGTGGTGCTTTCCTGACGCCTTCACAGCTATAGCGCAATGCATCTATCACATGGTTATGCTTATCTTCAAGCACTGGCATCACTACGCCTGTAAGTGGGTCTGTCTTGTAGCTATACATCGTCAGTTCATCTATCGTATGCTGGCAGCGAGGATGAACGATGATGTCAAAGCTCTTCAGGAACTCAACACCTTCTTCTACTGAACGCGGCCCCTTGATAGCAGAGTTAATCCGTGGGAAGCCATGCCTTTGCATGTATGAAATAGTTTCAGGCCTAGCGCTATCAGCAGTAATAAACCACTTCCTAGAATCAGGAACGCGGTCAAACAAGTCAGGAAGCATGTCAATCTCACAGCCCACCATATATGCTTCATAGTCAACATAGAGGTTGCGCCCTTCCAGATAACAACGCACCAATACGCTAGGGTCACTAGCAAAGCCCCAGTCAGCACCAAGCCTGAATGTTGCGCCTTCTTTTGTTTCAAACTCTTCAACCTTCCAGTTGCGGAATACCCTTGATTCGCTATTGCGCTGATATTCACCCAGCCATACATGAGCGAACTTTTCAGGGTCACGCTGCATGTCATACTCAACTTCTGCCTTAAGTTCATCTGGCAGGAATGGGTTATCACGGTAATTAGCCTGCACAACGATTGAATCTTTAGGTGGATGCTCGCAGCGTAGCAATGCGTCTACAGGGTCAGTGTCTTTGCTTGGGTTCCATGAAAACCATATTTCACTGGCAGGCTTGCGGATTGTTGGTCTTAATATGTCCAGGCTGCGCTGTGACAGTGATTGTGATTCCTCTACCCAAGCCCTATCAAAGCCTTCAAGCGACTTGATTGAATCTGCTGTATGGTTCTGCAAGCCTTCAAAGATAATCACGCCACCGCGTTTAGTCAGTATGCGTTTATCCTGTACTTCAAAGTATGCGCCTGCATTGAGTTTGCTTATCTTGCTCTCTAGCAGTTTCTTGACAGAGAATTCTAGGCTCTTCTGTATCTCGCGTAGGCAAACATTGTCCTGCTTTTGCGCAATGTTCTCTTCAATCATCAGCTCTGCAAAGAAATGTGACTTGCCTGAACCGCGCCCACCATGAGCGCCTTTGTATCTAGCTGGCTTGAGTAATGGTAGAAATACGCGGGGCGTTTCTATCTCTACGGAAATCATACTGTCTTGCGTACTA